TACAACAGATTACCTGCGGTTTTCCCAACATTGGTATAGGTTACGCCGCCATACCAAACCCATTCATTCTCGATGAAAACAACGCCCGTTTCGGGAACTTGTCCTGGTCTGTCCAAACTGACAAATGGGATCGTTAGGTCGCCAATTAATACGTTGGTATTAATTAACGAAAATGCGTCGCCCCAATAAATTGGGACATTTGCCAGGTGGATTGCTGCTGTCGTTCCTTCCCACCCACGCTTGCATGACGTGAAAGACCCTGCCGTCGCTGATGTCCAAGTGATCGCACCGTATTGGATTTTTTCGGTTCCGCAAAGAAAAACCCCTGCTGGGGGAACGGTTCCTGTTAAAGTAGTAAATCCTAACGTTACTGCCGTCGCTGACCAGTTTCCCGCTGCAACTATAGGAGAAACTGACTGGCGAAGCACTCTGACTTCGCGGATGGCACCAGGTGTAACACTGGCTGTAAAGGTCTGCACGTAAAGTTCTTGAATCGTATCATTCACGTATTCAAATCGTGCCATAAATTAAGCCTCCTTGAGCTAAAAAATTTTAAATAATAATTTGCTCACCTATATTTATGATTTTTCTGTTTTCTCTTCTGCGCTTTTGCCTTTTTCTTGGTAATATTGCCAGACATTTTCTTTATAATGATGGATATAGTTCTGATCCAGCAGTGTTTCATCAAGAAATCCCTGCGCCCCTTCGAACATATACGATATCTCGCCCTTCGTTCCTGATACGATATCGACGATCTTTTTCAAACTTTTCCTGAATTTATCTTGCCCGACGACTTCTGCGAAGCTTTCAGCGGCTTCAAGATTTTGCAGGATTTTTTTGGAAACAAATAAATCGCCTTCCTTATACTTTGCTTGGTTCTTACCCCAAGTATTCATCATACTATTGAGGTCGATAATTTTTGCCTTTGGCCCTGGACGCAAATAATTTCTTGGATTATAAGGTATGGGCCTCTGTGGCATGCGTTGTTGTGCCATTGTTATTCTCCTTTTGTTTTGTAATCTTCTAATGGGTCATGGAAAACATTTATCAAAGTTTTTTCTGCATCTGCCTTAGAAAAACGTCTTGTTGTGAATGTGTGGATTGTTTTTTCTTTCGCTTCTTTGGGGGAAAGTTTTACCATATTGAGTTTATCTTCTACTTCTTTTTTATGAATAGCATGGAGGGGGTCATGGAACGTGCATTTATCATTTAATTCCCTTATTAACCCATTATAAATTTTTTCAAAAAAAGACAAACGTTTTTCCGCGTTCCACTTTTCTCTGTCTATATCTCCATTTTTTACATCGGCCACTTTATTCCAATAATTCATTTCCACAAACCGTTTAATAAATTTTGGAACGATTGGTAATGAAGCAAACCAGTATAATCTTTTCATTTTGGTACTCCTTTTAAATCATCATTTTTAAGTTTTAATCAGTGCTTCTAAAAATTGGGAATGGTGGCGAACTCCACTTAAAGTTGTTAATCAGGTCGGTTTCTAACGTTTCTTTTTCTTCTTTTCCTTCTGTTTTCAGCGTTTCGCCATTTAATGAAACTGCGTTATTAAATCCTGGCAAACTTTGAAACTTTGACCTGACCTCACCCAAATTGATCTTACATAATGCTAGTGTGTATTCGCGGATAAATCGTTCATTAAGCAATTCGTCAGTCGATGCTGAGCGGAATATTTCAACGAACAATTTCAATAATGAATCGTCGGGCACGGGTGCGATATGCAACACTTTTGTGTTGGAATTGAAAAATAACCGGAACTTCGATACCGTGATGTATTTCAAATAATGAAGCCATTGCTGCAACATATAAAATGAAACCATATCGAATGATTTCAACGACAATACATCACTCGCCGCATATCCTGATAATTGCGCCAATACCCATGCTGAAACCGTCTGACTCGTTTTATCGTAACCTACCTGCATTACGTAATCGGGTAAAGTGTAATCCGACGTGCCAGCAACCAAATCAATAACAATAAAATCTCTCGTATTACCCCGACTTGTCGCATATTCTCGAAACAATTGCATAGCGTCATAAAGATTTGTCTCTATTTGAGAGTCAGCAAGTTCGACTCTCGTTTTCGGCGCTCCTAATTTTGTGCGGATGTAATCTTTGAATTCTATTACCGTTTTGATTTGTTCGCTTACGGCCATTACGCTTTACCCTTATTCTTTACCCTGTCTGCCCGTGCTTGCCACGGTTGTTTCACCGATCCACGGATTGTAACCTTCAGCGACTTTTGGTGCTTCTGTGATTACTCTTCCCTTCTTTGCTGCTTCTTCGACTGGCTCTTTCGTCAACTCTTTGTTTTTGTCGGGCTGTTTTACTTCACTAATAAGCCCTTTTTCTGCCTTCTTTTTTGCTCCGTCTTTCCCTTCTTTAACTACGTTAACTACCCTCAAATAACTTGCGTATTGCTTTTCCAACCCTTCTTGAACCAAAAATTTGTGTTCGCCTGGCATAAATTTGATGGGCACTGCGTTGTTTAGGAAAATTGTGACCTCACGATTCTTGTAATTCTGATACATCGGCATTTGTTGCCTCCTTTAAATCATTTTTCGACAAGGACGTTTTCGATCATTGATAAAAAACTTTTCAAATCAGGATCGCCCTCGTTTTCTTTTACAATGTTATTTATTGTTTTTGCTTGTTTTTGTTTGACAACTATGTTTCTAATAGGTAGGGTTGGTAGTTTTGTAAGTGTAGGGATATCAATATTTTTGATTATTGGTGCTGGCAAATCGTGAATTACCTGGACATTAAAGTCCTTAATGTTAGGTGCTGGCAGATCGTGAATAACAGGAATTATTATTGGTTTCGGTGGTGCCATTTCTATTGGATGAATAATAGGAACATCAATAGGTTTTGGAATTGTCATCGGTATTTCTTTCGGTCTAGGTTCAAACCTCACGGTTTCACCTGTCCAGACCACACCTTCGTCTTTTCTTACTTGTTGTGGGAATAAATCTTCCAAATTTTCAACTTGAGTTTCGAAATAACCGTCAACGGGCACAGTTATCATTATTCCTTTAAATCTTAACAAGACATCTCTACCAGTTTTTGATGTGTAACGCGGCATTTTTAAGGAAAAATTATTTAACTTCTATTCCTTTGTTTTTTGCATATCTAATGAATTCTTCTGCTTCTTCTTTTTCTTCTTTTTCTTTGTCCGTTTTCTTTTTGTGGGGTCTTTGGAAATAATCGGGATCGTTTAAATCACCAAGAACACCATTTAACCATTGTTTCCAAGCGTGTAAATTATCTTCCTCTCCCTGGTTCGCTTTAAGGAAAAAATGATATTCAGCGTCGATTTCTGCTTTTTCTTCAGGGGTCAATTGGTCGTATTTTCCCTGTTTTAGTTTTTCCAAAGTCTGCAAAAAATTTTCATTGATTTTAAACTTCATAATATTATTTATGGTTTTTCTTGTTCCTTCCAAGCTTTAAATAAATTTCGAATCATTGTTTTAAGGTCTTCCTTCTTTTCGGGAAGCTCCTTAATCAGTATTTTTTGTTTCGATTTCTGTTCTCGTTCCGACTTCGCAATCGCATTGGTCGAGAGCCATAAAACGACGGCCAACGGGTCGAAAACGAATACCAATATTAAAATCAAGATAGTAACGATGGAATCCATGCTTGTCGAAAATAATCTTGATAAATAACGAAGAGGGCCGACATCGACTGTCCTACCCTGTTCTTTAATATTAAAACTGTCTTTTTTTAAGGTGTCTAATTTTGCATTTTCTGCTGATATTCCGTTGTATGCGTTATCAATGCGTGTATTAATTTCCTTGATTTCAGCGTCAGATTGCTTGATATCGTTTCTTGCCTGATCGATCATTCGGCGGTTCAGCGCCTCTTGGGCGCGGTTTAAACGCGCTTCCTGGGCTGTTCTTTGCTGATTTATGGTGTTTGATCTTAATTTATCACTGGTAATCTGATCGCGGTAATTCTTGACTCGTTCAGCAACTAAATCTTGTTGCTCGACGTTATAAACTTCTTTGGTGACGGTTGTATTCACTACGTCCGATGACTTTTGATAAGCGTTAGCGAGATATCCGTATACGCCCAAACTCGTAACAAACATCAGCACTATAATCGCACCAAATAAATATTTTCGAATTAATTTCGGTATTTTTTTACTGTAATTGTAAACCATTGATACCGACAAAATTTTCGCCATTTCCAATGCAGAAGTCATAATAATTACTGCAAATCGTGACCCCGCGAACAAAGTCGAGAGTCCATAAACAGAAAAAATGGCACTACAAGCTGCTACAATTAAAGAGGCAGCACCCGAAATATGATAAAATCGTAATCTTCGCATCTTACTGTTATTTATCAATTTTCATCATCCTGACCGTAATATCGGGAATGATAAATTCAAATTGATGAAGTATTTTTTGTGCCAAATGTCGCATCATCGGGTGGGCGGCGAGCGTATTTCTCATTTCTAAAAAATGAAACCAACTGCGTAAATTCATTGTCGCATAAATAGTCGTTTTCAATCCCAACGGTAAAAAATCCCGTGCGTGTTCAGGGGTCATGCCACCATCGATAAGTCGTCGATAATTTTCAAACATTCTTTCGGCGTTTTTCTTGTCCACCGTATCCATTTCCTTATCGGTGATGAATGCTGGTGATTTTTTGGTGTAATTAACGTATCTGGAACTTTCCTGCACGTAGGATGCGTGCCGATGGCGCACCAATTCATTCGCAATCGCACGGTTCGTAATGATTTTAAAAGTTATGATTTCGTGTTCCAGAATACCCAAATGTTTATTACGAATAATCATATCGATAAATTGAATCGTCGTTGCGTCGTTGATTGCTTTATCGTGGGAAAGATATGCAGTCCTGCCGATTTCTTCGAGCTTCTTTAATAACTGCATTTCGTTTTTATACGGCCAGAATTTCAATTCGACGGATTGGGTCATTTCTCCTTCCAACACGGACAAGTTTTGCCATAATTCGGCATTAAATCACTATTATAACAATCATCCAATAAACCGAAATATGCCCATTCAGGAAGATCGGGTAGAATAATTTCGGGAATTTTGTAATGACATTTATATCGTCTTCTGTGTGAAAAAGTATACTTTTCCCCATAAAAGCAATTCGCACAACATTTTTTATTTTCCATTAATCCCACCACCAACCGCTTCGTTCTGCCATAATTTTCCAAAATAATTTGTGGATTTTTTCCAGTCTTTTTTCTCCCTTCTCATAACTATCACGCCAAATTTGTTCTGCCCCCTCGTAAGGCCAGGTCGTAATCATTTTGCTGTATCTTTCTGGTGTCGCGTCAGGAAGTTTTTCAAAAGTATTTTTAGGGTGGCAATCTTTAGGAACATATTTTTGACTGTCATCAGCGATGATCTCTTCCAGAAGTTTGACGCAGATATTGACGTCGCGCCTATTGATATCACCGTCCTCGAATATTTTTTCCCATTGAATAGATCGTTTCTGTAAACGTTTCATTTTACGAAGCAGAAGGGTGTAAATATAAGAATCGTCCCAATCCCTCTGTTTCCAAATTTCAGGGAAGTAATGAATGATGTTGCTGATGCCCCAATTAAGTTTGTGATAAATGTTTACGGGATTTATCTTGTCCCAAATTCTATAGATGTTCATGATAATCCATTACCTCTTTTATTTTCTCTTCCCAAAATTCATTGATTTTGGCAATCATAAATGGCAGTTCCAATTCGTTCCAGCGTTCGCCGATGAATTTATTGAAAAATTCTTTTTTAATTTCTTCAATGAATGTCATTTGGATTCTGATAATCTTTCTAAAATACTATTTATGAATATATCATACCATTGGAAAACGGTTAAATCTGATGTTTTGCTTGCTCTAAAAAAATAACCGCTTTCACTCCATTCTATAATATACACTTCAAAAAGACCATCTCTCCCTTTAATAAGATATCTGCCATAGACTTTTTCTGGCTTTTTTTCTGACTTTTTAATTTCTGCATCATGGTATGTGTACTCAATTGTCTTCTCTATCTCTTTTTTTAAACTCAAACCTCCATTATGATTACCTGCCAAAAATCCCTCTTTTGGAAATTCAAATAGAAATTTATTATTCTCTATTACAACCCACATTTTTGGATTGATACCGCCATTATCTGGCAAAGCAGAATAAGCTTGTAAATCTTCTATTAATTCCATAACCGTAATAGGTCGATATTCTTTACTCATTTTTATTCCTTCCTCCACTCATATATAAACACTTTTATTCCTTTTTTGTTTGCCAGATCAATCGTGTGCTTCGTTCCTCTGCTCACTCCGTCCCAGATTGCGACCAATGCGTCTGCCTTTTCGACCATTTCAGCATTGCGAAGGTAGCCAGCCTTCTTACCATATTTATTCCAATTCGCGGGATATCGTTCAATGGGAATATTATGTTCCTTCGCCCAACGTTCGCCCAGTTTATCTGCTCCTTCGGCGCAACCACTTAAAATAATTGTAGGTTTAAGTTGCGAAAAATTCATCGCATTGAATACGGTCGAATAATCAGTAATGGTTCTGGAGCCAGCGATGATTGTTCTCATACCTATATTATACCACACTTTGTTATAAAAATGATAAATAAAAGTGTGAAGTTCAAAATAGTCGAATCATTGGAAGTCATTTTCGAGGCACTCGCTGAGGATTACGTCGTAAAACAAGTGGGAAATACCACCGTCAGGGATTGGATGATCGAAAATCACTACCTTCATCGCGTGCCTGCGATTCAATTCGCATTCGGCCTGTTCAAAGAGGATAAAATGGTCGGCGCTTGTACTTACGCGCCGCCGCCCGTAATGTTGAACAAAGCATTCCAGCCGTTCCCGACATTCGACCTGAATCGTATCGCACTGGTCAAACACGATGAAAGAAATCTGGTTTCATATTTTATTTCACAAACTCTGAAGCAATTCCCAGTTTCCCCCGCGGTTATCGTTTCCTACGCTGATCCGGCAGAAGGCCACGCAGGCTATATCTATCAGGCGCTGAATTTTGTTTATACGGGCAAGGGCAGAAAGACTGGGAAATTTATGATCGATGGGCAGGAAGTTCCTTACCAGACGATGACGCGGCGATACGGCACGCAGTCGATCCCGAAATTGAAACAGATGGGCGTTGATGTCAAAGTCGAACAAACAGAAGGTAAGCACCGTTATTTTACGTTCGTCGGGGATAAGCGTCAGCGGCGGGATATGTTAAAACTGATTCAAGACAAATACGAGATATTGGGATATCCTAAGATTTAGGAATATTTTTCTTGTTTTTTGGGTAGTATCTTTTTGAACAAATCATCTAAAAACCGAATCTGTTATGTTTCTCGATAGTGTAATCTGGCAGTTGTGTCGGCACATTGCTGACTTCTATTACCCCGTTCGAAAGCGTATGCCAATAGCAAGGACACCCTTTTGGGTAATAAACTTTCCAGCGGCGATCCCACGGCCAATTTGTCATTTTTTCTCTTATCAATGTTTTGCAACACCCACAAAGAACTCTTCTTTTTCTCATTTTTATCCTACTTATATTATACCACACTCTGTCATAAAAATGGGCAATAAAAAAGGGAGCCGAAGCCCCCTTCTTTATTTATGCGCTAATGATTAGAGAGCGCTGTTACGAACTGACACGACCGCGTAGTATTTTTCTGTGTCAAGGAGCTGAGTTACGACTGCGTATCTCGAACCCAAGCTGAGTAATGGATGGAAGTCGTGTGGCGAAATGGTCTTCATCATCATGACAGGAATGTACGGACAAAAAAGTATACCGGAATCGAAACTCTTCTTGCCTTTGTAACCCATCAAAATGTAACCGATTTCTTTGTCAACGTTGTTTGCGGGTGCTTCCCAATAAAGATCGAGATATACTTTCACTTTACCGGATTCCACCGTGCCTAGGAACACAACGCCTTCTCCGCCTTCGTATGGTTCAAAACCGTCAACCGGCTGAGCCGCACCAAAGTCGAATGCTTTGATTGCTGAAAGGATCGATGCGACTTCTGAACTCACGACCATCCAATTTGCCCGACCACGCCGAGTCTGATGACCGATGTAGTTGAGCGCTTTGACGATAGCGTGGTAAAGAGTCTTGTACTTTTCTTCTTGCCAACGACCATCTGTGCTTGCGATATCCCATGTGAATAGGCCGTTTGTCGTTCCCAAATTGTAAGCGGCGAGGATCAACTCACGGTCGATCTCTGCCTGAATCTGGTAGGACAAGAAATCAACAATTTCCTGTTCGAGATTGAGTGAATGCACTTTCTTGATGTCATCCACCGCTTCTTGCGACCAGTTTGCTTTCAATTTTCTTGTTCTTGCTTCGATAAGACGATTGATGATCTTCAACTGACCTTCTGAGTATGGGTTGGCGGTTGCGCCGAGTGCGCCGAGTGGAACTGCTTGTGTTGCGCCTGTGTAGGTCAAGTCGGAAACGATTTCACCACGGTCATTACGAAGTCCGAAACCACCGGTGTTTGCCGCTGCGGTATCGGTTGCATCCTCGTAGGTTGCGTTGTTGTAATCGCCTGAATACACTGGGTTCATCGAAGTTGTGCCAGGAATAAATGCCTGGTCGTTAGCGGTCGTTGTGTAAACACGGCCGGTAACTGGGTCAGTCCAGGTTACGGTCGAGCCATAAACCCAACGAAGGGTAAATGCCATACCAACTGGGCCTTCCATTGCCTGCACGCCGAAAATCTCATTTGCGATCAACTGCGGCATAATACGACGAACCATAGGGATCATCAATTTTGGGAATTTGTCGATGTCTCCACCTGAGACACCTGGCGTAAATCCAAAACCTGATGTGGTAGATTCACGCAATGATGTCCGCATTTCGCCTTCTTGGTTCTCAAGAAGAATTGCGGTTGTGTTTGCGGTCTCTTCGTTCTTGATTCCCTTCAAGAGCCTAGACCACTTTTCTCTGAGCCTTTTAATTTTCTGTTCACCTGCTCCGTACATAAATTAGCCTCCTTTAGACTTTTTCTGCTTTGTCAACGCCTGCTGAAATGGCCCATTCTTCTATTTCTGAAGCGAACGACGTAGATTCGCCCAGCAGCCTTCGTTTCTGTAGCATCCCGGTGTCATTCATTGGTTTTACACCACCAACGCCTTCTCTTACGTAGGAGCGTGATACGGGTTTCTCTCGTTCTTTATTTTCTTTCATCTCGATAAACTTTTGTATTTCGCTTTTTCCTTCTTCGAAACCTAGTTTTTCATAATATTTGAATAAGTGTTCTTTCTCTTGTCTATCCAAAACTGAATTTTCCAACATAATCGTAACTTCTGTATTTTCCTTCTCTGTTTTGACCTGTCCTTCAAAGTGGACTGCTTTCTTTTCAGCGTCCACTACCTTCTTTTCTGCGACTTTCAGCGCTTCGGTCAATTTCTTGACTGCTGCTGATTCGATGTCAACCAGATGCTTGGCGAATACGTCCTTGTAATTCGAGAAAACATTCCCGACGGCGTTGATCTTCTTGATATCATCGTCCATCTTCAGGGGAAGAATTTTCTCATTCATCTTATTGACTGCTTCGTCAAGTTTTGCCAATTTCTTTTCGAACTGAGTTAGCTTCTCCGTCAAAGGTTTGGAGATTGCTGCTTCAATATTCGGGATGTCAGGAATTTTGATTGCTGCGATTTCCTTTGCCTTTTCCTCGAATAACTTTTCAAATTTATCACTAAACTGTTTTGACTCTTCCAATGCGCCTTGCAACTCGTAATTCCGTTTCTGGTATTCCTCTAATTTTTCCTTCAAAGGCTTAACCTCTTCGGCAATTGCTTCTTTCTTCTGCAATTCAAACGTGGTTGCGAACGCTTGAACCTGATTGTCGTCCAGCTCAACACCTGCTTTTTCAAATAAATTTTTAATGGTATTCAGCTTCTCAGTCAACTTTTTCTTCATAATTAGTTGCTCCTAAGTATTATTTATGTTTTTTATTAATATTCTTTATTATTTTTCTTAATATTTTCTTCTGCCCATAACGGCTGAAGATTTGTGTAATGGCATGCTTTTAAAAATTCATCCCTATTTTCGAGATTAAATCTAGATAAAGGTCGTATATGGTCAA